CAACGGCCAACGCTTGTGCGTTTTCGCCTTTTCAATTCCAGAACTGACCGTGCGTCCGTTCCAGCAGGAAAATTGAAGGCGCTTTAAACAAACTTCCGCTTCAGTTAAAACGGAACCTCGCGAGCGGTTCGCGATAACTTCGCGCACCGCTTCCATTCCCTTTGCGCCCTCGCCGCCCGCTTCCAAAATCAGAGTTGCGGCAACAACTTGAATGTCATTTGACCGAATCGTGATTTGCGGAACGATGTCGGGCAATGCCCGCAGCGATGAAACCAGCCCAAAAATGCACAGCAGGAGAAGGACTCTCAAAACCAAGATTGCCAAGATGCGTTTCAACATCGTCAAGTCTCCAGTTGAAGTCAAGGTAAAGGCGCGCCAGCGCGTGTTCATCGATTTGACATTTCATTTGCGTAAGCCTCGGCGCGAGCCTTGGCCTGTTCAACCTGCTCCAGCATTTGCTTGCGGAAGTTCTCGAAAGCCTCGCCGCTCCCAACGGAAAGGGGCAGCAGGTAAACCGAGTTACGGATGACCGCTTCAAGGGAAGCGACGTAGTAGGTGTTTTTGATTTCGTTGATTTCGTTTTTGTTCATGGGATAAAGAGTAAGGAGAAAAGGGGAAACGTCAAGGGGTTTTTTGAATTATTTTTTGAAGTATCGGATGATCGTCGGGCGGTTGCCCTTGGTGTTGATCCGCACGATGTATTCGTTAAAAGAGGCGGGAACCTCTTCAAAAACCGTGTTGTAAGGATTTGACGCTTTCAGATCGGCAAAAGCCTTGGCGCAATCCTGCGGAGCCTTCGCGATGATTTGGGTGTACCAGTCGTATTTCATGGTTTCAGAATGAGGGATTTTTTCGTGAAGTCAAAATCTTTTTTCAGATTTTTTCTCCGAGGTCTTGGAGGCGATTTTCAGTCGCCGCGATGTAGATTCGGAGCCACTCACGTTTTTCCGTTTTGTTTTCAGTCGCGAGGCGCGACTTGGCAAGTTCCAGTTGACCCTTCAGGATTTCGATTTCGTTTTTCATGCTGCTACAGTAGCACAAAACCGCCGTTGCACAAGTTTTTTTTTGCGATTCGTGCGATTTTTTTTCGAATTATTTTTCACTTTTTGCTTGACACGTTGGCTCCGGGCCCGGCCCGGAAAGAAAGGGTTGTCAAGCCTTTTTTCCGATTTTTTATTAGAAATTCATCACCAAAATTCCAGACTCAAGTTCGATCACGGAAGTGTTTTCGCGCAGCAAGTCAAGGCATTTTTCTTCGCTTTCGCCCTTGAAGCCGTAAGCTTCCGCCGCTTCGGTCACGGAACTGTATTCCGTCCAATCGCAGCAAATTGCCACCGCGTCAAATTCTATTTCCTCGCCGCAGTCCTGTTCCAATTCGGTAAGGTAAGAGAACAGCGCACGAAGCGCGGGCCGCGAAAAGTTTTCGGGGCGAAACGAAACAAACCGATTCACAAACTCCGATTCAGTCAGGGTGATTTTCATGTTGTTAAGATACCACAAACGCGCAGGGAAACAAGTTTTTTCTGCGCTTTTTTTATTTTTTATTCTGCATTTTTTTCTTGACACGCTTTCACCGGGCCGGGCCCGGCATAAGCCCGCCTACTAGGTGGGCAGTAGCCGCCCTACTACTTGCGGAACAGCACGAACTTTAGCCCGCGCACCTTGGGGTCATTATCTTGCAAGATGTATTCTTGAAAGACCGCCTTGCGCTCTTCGAAGGTGGCGGTGGGGTACTTCGCCTTTAGCTCTTCGAACATCGCCGCGCAGGGTTGCGGCTGGATCGCGAGGATTTGCGTGCGCCAATCGTATTTCATCGTCTTTTTCATGCTCTAAAGATAGCGCGGGACGCAGGGAAAACAAGCCTTTTTTTTTATTTTCTACGATTTTTTTTTCGTTGACTTTTCGCGCTGCGCTGCTATTCTTCCCGCCGTTTGCCTTTCCTTTGCGTTTCCGATTTTTTATTTTTTAATTGCGCAACGCACCGATTCGCGCCAATCTCCTCGCATGAAACTCCACTTGCTCTCATTTAACACCGACGCCAAGACTACCAAGGGCAACGCCTTCGGCTGGTTTACTGCTATCCTTTACCTTGCGCCCGCTCGCCTTGCGGGGCGTGGGGAAGTGTGCGGACACCGCTCGCCCCATTGCACGGCGTGCTGTCTTAACACCGCAGGACGTGGAAAGTTTTCGAACGTGCAGCAAGCGCGCATTCGTAAAACGCAATTGTTTTTCGATTCGTTCGCCACTTTCAAGGCGCAGCTAGTCGCGGACATTGCAACGTTTCAAGCTTACTGCGCCAAGCAAGGCGCGAAGTGTTGCGTGCGTTTGAACGGTACAAGCGACATAGCGTGGGAACGGTTGGGCGTGTTCGAATTGTTTCCTTCGGTGAGCTTCTACGACTACACCAAGTCGCCCGTTCGTGCGTTGCAATTCGCCAAGGGCGCTTTGCCTAGCAACTATCATTTGACTTTCTCGCGCAGCGAAACAAACGAGGCGCAAGCGTTCGACGTGCTGCGCAACGGCGGAAGTGTTGCGGTAGTGTTCGCTTCCCTGCTTCCCTCACATTGGAACGGCTTCGAAGTTGTCAACGGTGACGAATCGGATTTGCGCTTTCTTGACAAGCGGGGCGTCGTCGTGGGCCTCAAGGCGAAGGGCGAAGCAAAGAAAGACAAGAGCGGATTCGTGGTGCAGGGGTGACGCATGGACTTTGCAATTGTTTTGTTTGCTGTCCTTGTGTTAGTGTTGCTAACTAAAAGGACGAAAAAAAAATGAGAAAAGGCTTGCGGTGGGGCGCGCTGCGCCCCATATTTACAGCATGAAAAACAAGATGATAGTTAACGGTAAGGAAGTGGATGACTACAAGCTGCACGTCGAAGGGGATTGCGGTGACGATTCGTGGATTGAATGGGCCACGTTCACCGATGGAACGGAACTAGATGGAAAGGAACTAGAGGAGTTCGAAAAGACTTACCTTGCGGAACTAGTGTGGGGATGACCCTCCCCCATTAATTAAAAATCGCGACCCGCTTTTCCGTGGGGCGCGGCGGGGGGTGGTATTTAGTCCGCTCAACTTCAATTTTAAACCCGCCAACTCTATATGATCTATTAGTGTCTTAACTATATAAGATGCTAAATGTGGGGATTCTCCCCTTTAACTCCCGTTCAATTTTAATATTTTAAATTCTTTTTATGGGCCAAATAAAGCAAAGTAACCAACCGTAATGATAAGCATAAGAATAATAACCAACCAATCTATTTCTAGATCGTCGTTCTTTTTCATGGTAGAGTTTACACCCCCCACCCCCATTTTTAGAAAAATGGGGAAAAACTCCCAGCTTATAGGGTATTAAGAACCGGGAAACCGGGAGCCCTCTATTTCACCAATGGTGAATAATATTAATTATCAAAGCAACATCAGCTACGATTGCGAGAACCATTATTATTACGTTTACTGTTTCGTTTTTGATCTTCATCGTTCTTTTTTAATAATTCAAATAGGTCTTTTACCTTAATAAGTTTGTTGTTGTGTGTGGTGTAGTGTTCTGCGGGAATCTTTTTTAATAGCTCAAGATCATAGTTCATTTAATCTTAGAGAGTAAGTTGTTTATTGTTTTTTCGTCTAGGGGCAAGGTTTCTCCCCCAGAAAACGTTGAGCATTGTATGTAGTTGATTATTTTCTGTTTAGAAACTGATCTTAAAAAATGTATTTTAGTATGATTCTCTCGCTTAGGCAAGTTATCAATAAGATGAACACTTTCAACTGGTTCTAATTGTATATCATTGCCATGAACATCTTCTCTGGCATAAATATGCATTGGATCGAAACCAAAAGAAAATAATTCGTTAACCATGTCAGCATACTCTGTTGTTGCTGCCGTAAGCATGTAAACAGGAGCGATTTGTCTGAGTTTGGCGAGGAATTCCAAAGCGCCCGGTCTTTCGCAAGTCTCATAAGAGTCCCCATCGCTAAGGGTGAAAGATTTTATATTGTGCCCAGCCTTCTCTTCCCAACTGTTAAAAGTATGGATGAGAGTCTCGTCCAAGTCAACGAATATATAAGAATTCATATTAATAAGAGTCTATGCCGTTTCTAACAAATCTGCATATAGAAAATACTGCTTCCCGATAATCTTTCCATGCGTGTGGGTATAAAACACAGCCGATAAAAAAAACCACAGTCATAGGAACAAACAACATCAAAGCGACTAATAGTCTAGCTGGAACAAAAAGATATCTTACGAGATCATTCATACTTTACTGTCCAATCAGTTTCGTTCATAACATGGTCCCAAAGGGTTTCAAAATCATCTCCGCTTGTATTTACGCCAGCGTCTTTGGCGAGCTTTAAGATCCAACCGTCCTGCTGCTTTTGCTGCAAAGTGATTTTCCTTCTGAGGGCAGCGACTTTGCTTTTATATTTTTTATTTATTGTTAACATATTAAGTCCAGAAATATTTTCTATTTTTAACTAACCAAAGTAAAAGAGCATCGTCTTTTTTTATCAACTTTGTTTTAAAATTGCCAAGCGAAATGGTTTCGATTTCCTTTTCATCTAAACCCCGCATCTCCTCAATAAGTTTTTGCCTTTCATATTTGACGTACTTATAGTATTTATTTAATTCTTTTTTAAATTTAGATTCGCAGCCACTAAGATTAGTGAGCGCGTCCTCTTTTTCGACAAATTCTTTTACCATTTCACAGGCAAAACTTTCAAACATAATATCTAAATCTTGCCAGCATGGCGCAAAAACCTGATCTCGCATCTCTTTTCTAGGATGATGGGCGTTATGCTTCAATCGCTCAAAATAATATTTTATTTTATACTTGAAGCGTGCCAAATTAATCGGAAGAGTTTCTCTGAAAAAGTATTGTGCGGGGTATTTCTTTTTTATTTTTGCGCGAAACAAATCCCAATCCTCCCAAGATAGCGTAAGTGGATATAGATAAATAGGATGTGGCCAATACCACACTTTTTTTGCTTTAACAAAAATCATTATTTTGGCTGAGAGTCTCCTGGGACAACTCTATACGAATCATCATCAAAATGCTGAGTAGAAATTTCTATGATAACAGTATCTTCTATCGCTTCTACTTGATGAGGATTCAGCTTAGGGATATCCACAACATCTCCAGCGCACAAAATAACAATAGACATTTTTGCAGTTTCTGTATTTATTACGCTTAATGCTATTTTGCCAGTTTGGATGTACCAAGTTTCATGCTTTTTGACATGAAAATGCATGGAGCCTTTTGCTCCTTGAGCGAAACGAAGAAACTTCATGCAGTAATCTGGACAATTAATTATCCAATCTTCTCTGCCCCACCCTTTTGGATGAAGCTCTGGTTTTAAAAGGGAAACTTTGTTCATTTTTTTGTAAAAACAAAATTTTCTACTACAAGTATATCAACTATATCATTGTCAAGATGCACAAAAGCTTCTTTGGGAGAGCAGATTATTGGTTCTTCGTGAATATTAAAAGAAGTATTCAATAGCACAGGAATATTGCTAATATCATTAAACTTATTTATTAATTTGTAAAATTTTGGATTACTTTGTTCTGTGACGATTTGTATTCTTGCTGTTTTGTCAATTGGATGAACTACAGCTGGAATTTTATCCGCCCATTCATCTCTTGTATCGTACAGCATAGTCATAAACTCCGCTGTATATTTTGATTTTTCAATTTTAAAAACTTTATCTGCATAGTTGTCTATTACAACTGGAGCAAATGGCATAAAATCATTTCTTTGAAGTTTTTTGTTGATTCTGTCGTATGTACCAGGAATACTTGGATTTGCAATTATGCTGCGGTTGCATAGCGCTCTGGGGCCATACTCTACTCTGCCCCAAGCAATTCCAACTATTTTCCCTTTGGCTAATTCAAGGGCAATTTCATTTTCATTATATGGGTGTCTTTCAAATTTGTTTTTATCCCAAAAAATATTTTCGACTTCCGAATCTGAAAATTGTGCTCCCCAAAACATATCATTAACTCTAAACGGCTTGAAATTATTTTCAAATAATTTATAAGTCGCAAAGCAACAACCAAGCGGCAAACCTTCGTCTCCCATTGGAGGAGCAACAAAAACTTCATCAAGCCAAGGTAATTCATTTAATCTTTTATTTACTTTTACATTTGCAAAAACTCCTCCAGCAACGGCTGCTTTTTTTATACTTGGATACATTTTATGTAAATTATCAAAAAGTTGTAAAATTTTTTCTTCAAATACAAGTTGACCATTAAATGCTATATCGGCTTTTCTATGCGCAAAGAATGAACTTCCAAATTCAGTAAAAAAATTATTATAAAAATCTTTATAAATTCCACCTAAAGCACATTTAGACCCTAAATCAAGATCTGTTTTTAAGCCATCAATTTTAATTGATTTGTCAAAAATTGAATAAAATTTTTCATTAAATCTTCCGTGAGAAGACATTCCTACCACTTTGCCTTCATCTTTTAAACGTTTCCAGCCCAAAAATTCCGTTAGCATTGCATAATAATGACCAATTGATTTTCTCGAAAGATCAATCCCACTAATATATTGCAAATTACCATTTTTTCCTATAAAAAATTTAGCACTATGATTGTTTCCACTTGCATCTATAGAAACAACGAAAGCGTCTTCTTGAAAATTGCTTAAAAAGTAAGCTAAATTACAATGAGATTGGTGGTGGCCAGCTTGAATAAATTTATCCTTTAAATGCAGCAATCCACAAGAATTTAAGCATTTTTCCATTATTTCATCAAGTGCAAAACAACTTGTTATAAAATCAATATTATTCATTTCGTCCAAAAATTTTTCTTTTGCAAATTTAGTCGATAATACTGGAAATCGCAAAAAATTATTTTCAAAATCTTTTTGCGCTTTAATTCTAGAAAATCTTTCTTCTTCAAAGCAAAAGATGATTTTGCCATCTTTGATTAAAGAAATTCCACAGCTGTGGCTTCCATAAGTTATTCCAAGAATATTCATATTAAATAGAAAATTTTATTTTCTCAGCGCCTTTTGCAATTCCGCCCCAAAATGGATACCAAATATTATGCCTAATTACCCAAAACCATTTGGTGTTAAAAATATATTTATTTCTCCAAAGATTTTGCTTGGCAAAAAGTTCTTCTCTCCATTTTTCATCTGATCTAACTCTTTCGGCATTATCTTCTTTCTTAAAAGAAAATAATTCAAATCCATCAAGAATTCCTTTGGTAAAAGTTGCTTTAAATTCTATCCAGCAATCCCATTTGCCTTCGACATCATTCGCGAAATCATAGAAAAAAATTTCTCCATGAAATGGGACTTCCTCTAAATATGGCTCTTCTCTCTTCAAGTGCCCAATTCTATCCATTACGCTTTTTCCTTTTGGGTTTCCTTCTACCCAAGTGTCAACTTTATACTTTTCAATGAAAAGTTTTCCGCCCTGAATAAAATAAAGACTCATTGATTGCCCAAGGTCTTTTGTTTGCCAGATGCGGTTGTTTTTATCCAAGCCAAGATCCTTCATTTCCTGAGTATAAGGAAGAGGATCGGAAATAGAGATATCATCGAACATGCCCATATTATTCCTTTGTTATACTAAAAGTGCCATCTTCGTTTTCAGAAAAAATTAATTCATCGCCAACTTTCCAATTTAAATTCTTTATCATGCTATCTGGGATTTCAATATACTGCTCTTTTGTTTTTTCGTCAATTTTTATTGGAACGACAGCTTTTTGCGAAAAAATATTATCCCAGTTATCAGAATATTCATCATAGCTGATAGATAATGGTCTTGGCTTTGAACCTTTGCCGTTCATTAGTTATAATTTTTATAATCTGGATAATTAAACTGAGTTTCTAAAAACTCACTAAGAGCGTCATGGAAACGATCATCGCTAGTTACAGAATTAAACCAAATATCACGCTTATTTAAAGTTTCATAGACGTTCAAACAGATTGCTCTCACATCTTCCATATGAACTTCGCGGCTTAAACTGAGTTTAGGATTTTTATTTTTTGGCTTCATGTTACGTTAACTATACTGATGTTTTTGTCTTTGTCAATATCAAAAACGAAAGGTTTGTTTGTTGCGAGATATTCTTCGCTGCAAATACTGCAATTTACAAAAAGAGTATGCTCTTGTTGAACTTGCTGTCCAGCACAAAAATGGATATGCCCAAATAAATGAACCGATGGTTTTATTTTTTTTACTTTTTTAAGAAGTTCGTCGCAACCAACTTGATCGTAAAGGCCATATCCTCTAGGAGCAGCATCGCAAATTCCATGAGGGGGACCATGAGTAATTAAAACATCCGTGCCTTTTGGAATTTTATCCCAATGCTTTTTAATATTCGCTCCCCTGTCTCTGTTAAACGCCCAATTGAAAAAACGAGGCTGAACTGGACTGCCCCAAAAATTAATTCCAAAAAGATTGATTCCACTATCGTTGAGATAGTGAGTTGAATCATTTAGGTGAATTTTTGTTAGCATTTCAATATCGTGATAGGAGCCTTGCTCAAAAACAAGATCGTGATTACCGGCAATAAAAATCTTTCGTTGGTGAGGGTGGGTCTGAAACCAATGAATGAATCTTGTTGCGTCGAGGTATTGACCATGAGTGCAAAAGTCGCCGCAATGGATAAGAATATCGCCATCTGGAATCATTAATTCATTGTGGCGTCCGTGGGTATCTGAGATAACAACTATTCTAGTCATAGAAGAGATGATAAATATTTTTGCTGGTTTGTCAATAGTTTTTTCAAAGAAGTGTAAATATTCAAATGGAAAAGGAATTTAATAATTTTATTTCCGAAAACTCGGTTATTTTAGTAGCCGGTGTCGCCTCCTTATTTTTTAAGGAGTTCATAACAAACATTGTCAAAAGTCTTTTGTTTCGAATCACTTCTGGCTTAAAAGAAGATGACATTTTAATTTTTTGGGACGGCTCAAAAAGCCCTGCAAGAATAGTAAGGATCGGATGGCTCTCGACCACTTTGTTTCTGTACGATGTTGACGAAAAGGGAATCATAACTGGTGGTCATAGCATAACCTTACAAAACTTTAAACTTGAAAGTGTTAAACTTTTGAAAAGGTTAGCGTCAATTGACGAAAATGATTTAAAATCTATCGCCAGAAAAGGTTAGTAGTTCGGATAGATCAAATCCATTTTGGAGCTATATTTTGTCTCACCAATATAATGGATATCATCTAAATGCGTTGATTTGGGCAAAAGCTCAATTGTTCTTTTCTTATTGAGAGCGCAAGCTATTGCTCCTGGTCCACTTTGATTAGCTAAAATTGCAGTTGCAGAATTAAAATAAAAAAACCAATCAGAAAGAGTTTGGGGGTTTTCGTTTAAACAGAGATGTTTTAATGGGAATTGTTCGTAAGCTTCTTTTGATCCTAGGAATAAAGCTTTTTTATATTTTTTTATTTCGTTTTCAAACGAATTAATGATGTGCCTGTTCATTGAATTTTTTGGTTTTCTTGAAATAAAAATTGTGTCATCGCAATCGAATGACTTATTGTACGTTGTCCAAGAGCCATGAATAGGTTTTGCATCAGGACCAAAAAAAGTTTTTGTTAAAATTTCCGTCCAACAAGTTTTATAGAGATACTCGCTATCTCTAAATTTAATTGTATTTACGTCTATATTTTCTCCTGCCCATAATTTAAATGAATTGCAATATTCCTGCTGAGACATGATAGGGCAAAGCTCTTTGTAAGTATTTTCTAAACCAAATTCAAAATTTGCATTGCCATAATAGCTATTTCCAGAATCACAAATAAAAATATTTGAAACTATGCCAGTAGTTTTGTATATATAATTTGGAACATATAAACAATGCACGAAATCTCCGAACTTGCCTCCAATTAAGACGTTGATTGACATATTGAATAAATAAACTACGCTTATTATAATTACAAAGAGTGTAAATTATACCAATGGCATATATCGCGTACAATAATATTAGAGCTTTTCTTTCGACTGGAGACGAGCAAAGTGTCTCTACAGGAAGCTATAATATTTTATACGCTACGAATTTTAATGCCAGCAACACGACTCAATTAAAAAGGGTAAGAAGAATTGGCCAAGAGCTTGATTATTATATACAAACAAGCCCAAAAAGCGCTTCTGTCTCAACAACTGTAATACCAGTTACAGGAACTAATTTTAATCAGTTTACTGGATTTTTAGCTTTAACTGGAGATTTTACAAGCGGTTCCTATATTCAGGTTCCAAATTACAGGTTTGATAAATGTTTCTTAAAATCTTTTTCTTTTTCGGTCGAGCCTTGGAGTCCATTATTTGTGCAAATGGAGTTTGATTCTTATGGTCTGGCAACTGGAAACGGAATAACTTCTTACGCTGGTCAAACTTCGGAAACTGGAATTGTTTCGCCATTAAGAGGAATGTCGATTACTTTTACCACAACAAATTTTACTCAAACTATCAGTGAATACGAAAATTTAAATTTTAATATCGAAGTTGAACGCGCACCTAATTACGAAATAGGCAGCGCTTATCCAAGAAAAGTTAGCGTAACAAAAATTACCAAAACGTTGCAGGTTAATGGAATTTCTAATACAGATTGGCTTTCTGACTACCAACCAAACACATCTGTAACAGGAACAATTACAATGGCAGATGGAAATTCATTTTCTGTTATTGGCGTGTTAGCTTCTCAAACATCATCTCTAGATAGCAATGGCGTAGCAAAAGGAGGTCTACAGATAGTTGAAGAGATGGTTTAAACTTTATGGCAAAAAAGCCCAAAAAAACAAAATCGGCATCTACGGAACTAGTTATTCCGCAGATGAAAATGGAAATAAAATTCAAAGAACGTAAATTTAAATTCACAGAAAAACAACAACACCTTTTAAAGATTCTTTTAAACGACGAAACTAAGATTGTCTTTATTGCTGGACCAGCGGGAACCTCAAAGACTTTCATGGCCGTTTATGCAGCACTCAACCTCATCAACCACAATGAAAAAGATATTATCTATATTAGAACAATCGCTGAAAGCGGCGAAAAATCTCTTGGCTCGCTGCCAGGAACAGTTGGCGAAAAGTTTCAGCCATACCTGCTCCCTCTTGAAGACAAAATTCAAGAAATAATTGAACCCACTGATGCTCATAGACTTAAAGACGAAGGCAGAGTTTCCGCAACGCCAATTAATTTCTTAAGAGGCAGCACGCTTACCGATAAGATAGTTATAGCCGATGAAGTCCAAAATTTCACAGCAAAAGAAATTACAACTCTCATCACCAGAATTGGTGAGGGGAGTAAGATTTTCTTATGCGGAGATTTTATGCAATCAGACATCAAAAGTAAAAATGGATTTATCGACTTTTATAATTTATTTTCAGACGAGAGTTCCTCACAGCATGGAATTTTCTCATTCGAATTTACCGAAGAAGACATAAAAAGAAGCGAAATTCTAAAATTTATCGTAAAGAAAATAAAACATCTTAACTCGGTTGACCAGTCTCATAGCCGAAAAGATTTTCGTTTTGAGCAGGCGGGTTAAGGCCATAAATACAGATAAGATGGTTGAAATTCATATAGATATAGATACTATACTAATAAAGTTGGAAAATTTTAGCAAAAGTTAATAAAATTAAACAAATATATGGCAACCATCTTCTGTACAAATTGTGGAGGCAAGCACGAATATAGTGGATTTGCTCCTAATTTTTGTTCAAAATGCGGCACACCTATAAACGGCAAATCTCAGAAAGAGGCGCCAGTAAAAAAAATTGCTAGGGAAGATGTTGAAACTGAATCAGAAGATAATACTGATATTGATGAGCTTCCTGACATCAAAAAACTTGATGTTGAAATAGAGGTAGAGGGTGGATTTAGACAGTTTAATTTAGAAGAACTGTCAAAAAATCCAACAGCAGCAAAAGCTAAAAGGTTCGCTCCAACTCGCCACAATGGTCTTGGAGACCTTTCTCCCTCTAAATATGGAAGCTCAAAAAACAAAGCGCAAGATTAAATACGAAGACAAAAGAGAAGTAATAGATAGAATTATAGAAAAGCATAGATATATCTGGCAGCTAAGAGCTATAGCTTGGATGGATTACGAAGATGTCGCGCAGATAATTAGGTTTCATATTTCCAAAAAATGGCATATGTGGAAACAAGATAGGCCGCTTGAACCTTGGATATCTAGAATAACCTCCAATCAAATCAAAAATCTTTTGCGCAATAATTATTCTAATTATGCGCGCCCTTGTTTGGGCTGCAAGTTTAATCAAGGCAATGAACCTCCAGCATGTTCGATCACGCCAAGTGGAAAACAGTGTGGAGAATGTCCTCTTTATAAGAAATGGGAAAAGACAAAGAAAAGCGCTTATGATGTAAAACTGTGTGTTTCAATAGAGGGCCACAATGATAAAGTTTTTGGAATGGCCGATAATAATTTTGATATATTATCAAGCGCTTCAAGACTGCATGAAGAGATGAAGCTTTACTTGGCTCCAAAACAATACAAAGTATATTCTAGATTATATATTGATGGCGCTGATGAAGAAAAAGTAGCGGCTGAAATGGGCTATAAAACAAACGAAAAGGGCAAGAAAGCGGGATACAAACAAATAAAAAATCTAAAAAAGCTTTTCAAGAAAGTTGCTCTAAAAATACTTCAGAACGAAGATATTTTAACCACCCATGAATAATGAAATTAAGTTTTCACCAGAGGATGGCGAAAAGATAAAGCAGCTTGCAGCGGAATTCCCAGATTTAAATTTAATTACAAAAAAATTCTTCAATAATGAGGAGTTGGATGGCAGAAGTAAAGAGGGTATAGCTATAAGAGCTTACCTTGTTACAAACAAGATAAACTACAAAACATCAAAGTATCAAAAAGTTGGTAATCTGCCCCTCTCTGAGGCACAAAAAGAATTTATTGTTCAGCAAACTAAACTTGGCTTATCTAGTTTAAAAATTGCAGAGTTGCTATATCCAGACAAGCAAGTTGTTCAGATGAGTCTTGAGCAGAGAACGGTCATGAATTATATACGTTCTCTTGAGGATTTGCCTCAAGTCGAAAGCGAAAGCGCGCTCGGAACTAAGTATCAAGTTCCTCGTTCTGTTGAGCGTATAGCTAATAAGATTAATGATGCCACTGGGGAAAATATAAATAAAGATAGGCTCACTAGGCAGCAAAAGGTATGTATAGATAAACTGGGCATTAACTTAAACAATTCAAGGTTTCAGAAAATAATTAATTGCTATACCTCGCTCGACGATAGAAATATATTTGAGCAGGAATTTATAAGAATGACTTGGGACAAGCCTGATCTTACGGCTGATGAAGTTAATCTATACATGAATGTTTGCAAAGAGATTATAAACTTAGAAACTACTTCTAGGCATTTAGATAAATTGAATAAAATGTTTGAAGAGACTCAGGAGCAAAACGAAATGAGTATTCGTTTAGCTGAAATCATTAAGGCAAAAAGTAGTGAATATCATCAATGCGAAGGCCGCGTCGAAAGTTTAATTAAAAAATTACAAGGGGATCGTAGGGAAAGAATATCCTCTAAACAAAAAGAAAACGCATCTATATTATCTATAGTTCAACTCTTTCAAGATGAAGAAGAAAGAGCTAATATGATAAAAATTGCTGAAATGCAAAAGTCGTTAGTTGCAGACGAGGCAAAAAAGATGGAAACTATGGTGGAATGGAAAGCTCGTATTCTTGGCATATCATTAGATGATGCAATTTAGCGACTCCAACTGTTGCAAAATATGCCACAGTTCCTTTAATTCAGAAAGGAGCTTGCACGCACATTTAAAGAAGCATAAGGTTTCTCTTAACGAGTATTATATTACTCATTATCCTAGAAAAAACCTTTTAACGGGAACTCTTTTGCCCTTTAAAGATAAAGAGTCTTATTTTCAAAATGATTTTGCCAACAGAGAGCAGCTATTACGTTGGTGCGAGATAGAAAAGCCAGAAATTGTAAAAGAATATATAAAAAAAATGCTTGCTAATCGAATAGAAAGTAAAGGTTTAAAATATGCACCATGCCACTTAGACTTGGAAACTAGCGAAATGCCTTCCATAGATATTTATAAAAAACATTTCGGCACATATTCAAAAATTTGCGACGAATTAAAAATAAACCCGATGTTCAGGAGATCTCTGCCAAAAAAGTTCCATGAAGATTATTCCAATGTTAATATTTTTATAGATACTAGAGAGCAGCAGCCACTAACATTCAAAAATCAAAAAAGCGTTAAGTTAGATTTCGGAGATTATACAGCGAGTGGAACAAATTATACAAAAACATTTGTTGACCGCAAATCAGAATCTGATTTTAAAGGAACTCTTGTTGGAGAAAATTTAGATAGGTTTAGGCGCGAGCTTGAAAGATGCAAGAGCATGGAATGTTATTTGTATATTGTTGTGGAGTCTTCTTTAGATCGTATAAAAAATAATAATGACTTTGCTCCTCATAAGGCTAATCTTAAATTTATCTATCATAACATGAGATTATTGCAGCATGAGTTCGCTGGATATTGCCAATTTGTATTTTCTGGAAACAGATCGAATAGTGAAATTTTAATTCCTAAGTTGACTGCAATTGGAAACATCCTTTGGGATGTGGACGTTCAATACTTTTTAGACAAGGACTCATCATGGCTTGGATCGAAGGAAATCAAAAAAGAAAATCTCCATTTCGCAACGTAAATGAAGAAATCCTGTCTAAACAGGGGTTCTTAGAAGAAAGAGAGGCGAAGATTTTGCTTTATAAATTTTTGCGTTCAAATATCTCTTTTTCTTCCGAAATTATTTGCGGCGTAAAGCTATTTCCATTTCAACACATGGCAATTAAAACCATGTTTGAAACAGATTACTCTATGATGGTGTGGAGCCGTGGATTATCGAAGAGCTTTACCTGTGCTGTTTTTGCATCTTTAGATGCAATATTAAATCAGGGAGTTCATATTGGAATTGTTAGCAAAACATTTCGTCAGGCAAAAATGATTTTTAGAAAGATAGAAGAAATTGCCGAAAAACCCAACGCTGCGTTTTTGAAACAATGCATGACTAAAGTGTCAAAAAGCTCAGACGAATGGACTATGGAGTTTGGCAGAAGCAAAATAACTTGTTTGCCTCTAGGCGACGGCGAAAAACTTCGCGGTTTTCGCTTTCACCGCATGATGATTGATGAATTCTTGCTTATGCCAGATCGTATTTTTAACGAAGTAATTATTCCGTTTCTTTCTGTAGTGCAGAATCCGACAGAGAGAAAACAGGTTTATGATCTAGAAACCGAATTGATAAAACGCGGAGAAATGAAAGAGGAGGATAGGTTTGTTTGGCCGAACAATAAAATTATTGTTCTTTCTTCTGCATCTTACCAATTTGAATACATGTATAAGCTTTACAAGCAGTATGAAAACCTTATCGTTACGCCAGAAAAAAATGCCAAGGGCGCTGCAACAAGGGCAATCTTACACTTTAGTTATGATATTGCGCCTCATGGGTTATACGACGAAAGTTTGTTAACTCAGGCTAAAGCTACAATGTCAGAGTCTCAATTTAAACGAGAGTTCGGATCTCAATTTGTTGATGATTCCTCTGGATATTTTAAGTTAAGCAAAATGCACGAATGCACTATAAAGGTTGGTGAAGGTCAGTGCATTGAACTTGCTGGAGAAAAGAATGCCGAATATATTTTAAGCTTTGACCCATCTTGGGCAGAAAATGAATCTTCTGACGACTTTGCCATGAATATTATAAAGCTAGATAAGACAAGTCGTAAAGGCACCCTCGTTCATAATTACGGCCTGTCAGGAACAAATTTAAGAAAGCATATTGAATATTTTCACTACTTGCTCACAAACTTTAATATTGTTGCAATGTGTGGCGACTATAACGGAGGCTTGCAATTCATTAACGCCGCAAACGAAAGTGAGCTTTTTAAAAATAGCAAGATAGAAGTTAAAACATTTGAAGCAGATTTTGATACTCCTGAAATTTATCAAGATGAGCTAAGAAAAGCTAGATCTTCTTACAACAAGAGCACAAATAAGATTTGCTATTTGCGAGTTCCAACTAGCAATTGGATAAGATATGCTAATGAACTATTACAGTCAAACTTTGACCACAGAAAAATACTATTCGCCGCCGAAGCTGTAGATAATGACTTTTCCGCGCAAAAAAGCAAAAATATTCCAATTAAAAATCTTAAATTTATTAGAGATCAGGAAGATGGGCAGAGCTTAGAGGCGAAAATGGTAGACTTCGTTGATCATCAAGCGGATATGATTGAATTAGTAAAAGCTCAATGCTCTCTTATAGTTCCAACAACAACAGCTAATGGGCACCAAAGCTTTGATCTACCGCCAGAATTAAAAAAACAAAGCGGTGCAGAAAAAACAAGGAAGGACTCTTATTCTTGTTTAGTCCTCGGAAATTGGATGGCAAAAGTTTACTTCGATATGATTGATATTAAAGTCGAAAGAACAAGTGCCACATTTGTTCCATTTTTCGCTAGGTAAAAGTTACAAAAAGTACTTTTGATACTTTTAGTGTAACTTTTATTATAATAAAATGCCAAGAGAATATAATAAAAAGTCAGAGTATTGGAATAGATTTAAAGCCCCACAGCCTATCGGTCAAAATAATTTTGAGCCAAAGCTAGTTGGAGACTCTTATTTTACTGATATTTCTAAGGCATCAAGATCAACTGCCGCCAGCAAGTCTACTCAGATTAGAGTTCCCGCAAATGGCACAGACTCCAATATTAGAAGGTATGCTCTTTTAAGTCAGGGAATGCTCCCTTATGACTTCTCTAAAGATGGCGTTGATGTAAGAGATGCAATTTTACTCTGTCAAAAAGCTTACGCTAATGTCGCTATTGTTAGAAATACAATAGATATCGCCACCGAGTTCGCAAATACAGATATATATTTAGAAGGCGGCACCGAGCGTAGCAGAGAATTTTTCAACAAATGGTTTAAAAAGATAAAGCTTTGGAAATTAAAAGATCAGTATTTTCGCGAATATTATCGCAGTGGCAATATTTTTTATTACCGCATCGATGGAAAATTTAATGCGGAAGACTTTAAACTACTCTCTGGTTTAAGCGAAAATGGAATCGTCAATAACCAAGTTCCTCTTCGTTATATCCTTATTAATCCATACGATATCGTAGCAAAGATATCAAGTTCATTTGCGGAGGCTGTATATGAAAAAGTATTGTCGGAGTACGAGCTTGAAAAATTAAAGAATCCAAAAACTGACGAAGATGTTGAATTATTGAAAGGCTTTCCTCAAGAAGTTCAAGATCAAATAAAAAAGAAACAATATTTTCGCGACGGATTGAAGATGAAGCTTGATCCAAAATTTTTGCTTTATTCATTTTACAAAAAACAAGATTATGAGCCATTCGCTATCCCATTTGCTTATCCAGTTCTTGAGGATGTAAACGCCAAAATAGAATTAAAACACATTGATCAAGCAATTGCCAGAACTGTCGAAAATGTTATTTTGCTTATCACTATGGGCGCAGAACCAGACAAGGGTGGAATTAATCCAGCGAACATGACAGCCATGCAAAACTTATTTATGAACGAAAGCGTGGGTCGCGTTCTTGTTTCCGACTATACCACCAAGGCAGACTTTGTAATTCCAGATCTTAAAAAAGTAGTTGGAGAAGAAAAATACAAAATACTGAACCAAGATATTAAAGAAGGCTTGATGAATGTAATGCTTGGCGATGATAAATACAATGGTCAAAGCGCAAAAATAGGCTTCTTCATGGAAAGATTAAAAGAGGCTCGCAATGCATTTTTGAATGATATTCTTCAACCAGAAATTATTCGCATATCAAAAGATTTAGGATTTAGATCTTATCCAATAGCCAAGTTTAGCGAGATTGATCTCAAGGACGAAGTACAATACATGAGAACAATTAGCCGCTTGATGGAAGTTGGAATCCTTACGCCACAACAAGGCATTGAGTCTATTAATAATGGTAAGTTGCCAAATGTTGACGATATGGACGCCGCTCAAAATAAACTTGTAACAGACAGAGAAAAGGGATATTACAATCCTATTGTTGGTGGAGTTCCAATGATGCAAAGTGAAGCTCCAGCTTTAACTGCGGCTCCAAAAGAATCTGGTGCAGGTAGACCAATTGGCGCAACAGCTTCGCGCAAAGATATACAATCTACAATTTATGAAATTGATGCTTTCATGAAAGCTTCTGAGGATTTTGCCGCTAAAAAATTTAGCGTTAAAAAATTGAACAAAACTCAAAAAGAGAACTTAGAAAGTCTTTGCAAAAAAGTAATAGCGTCAAGTAGTAGAGATGATTGGGTCGCTAATATTCAAAAGTGCATGGCTAGTTTTGATGAAATAGAGAAATTGCAGCCAATGAATGAAGTAGTAAAAGTAGCAGATGAATTTCAATTAGATGAATATTCTGCGGCTATTTTGCATCATTCTACTGTAAAATAAAATATGGCATTTAAATATAGAACGAAATTAGATGGGATTTCCATCGCTTGCCATAAGTTTGGAGACGAAAAATTTCAAGTATCAAAAGCTTCGTTGGAAGAGTTAAAAAAGCTATCTCCAAATATAAATTTAAAAGATAATCCTGATTTGCTCGGAGTATCGTTTAATCTTGCTGTCCCAAATATGATAAATAACAATGGAGACGGTATTTCTGGAGTTACCGCATCCAAAATAGCAAAAAGATTTTTGCATAAATATTTAAATATTGAGCATAACAAAAAACGAGTAGTAGGGCATATAACTAATTATTCTTTTAACAAAATTGATACAAATGAATTCTTAGATGATTCTGATGCGGCTAAAACTTTAGACCCACTTTATTTTTCTGTCGCTGGGGTTATATACAGAACAGTAGATAAAGCGTTCACTTCGTTGATGCTTAGAAATTCCGACATCAACGATTCGTTCAATAATTCTATTTCTGCAAGCTGGGAAATTGGTTTTAGTAATTATTATTTAGCAATTGGAAGCCAGAAATTAAAAGAAGCTGAAATTGTTACAGATCCCAATCAAGTAGAAGAGCTTTCTCAATTTTTAAAAGCCAAAGGCGGTTCTGGCAAAATGAAAGACGGAACTCCAATTTATCGTTTGATTGTTGGAGAAATATATCCTCTTGGTGGAGGCTTCACTACAAATCCAGCTGCTCAAGTAAAAGGAGTTGTATCTCTGGATGAAAATGCAACGTTCTCTCTCAAAAGTTCAGAGGACGAAGAAGAAAATGAAGAAATGAACGAGGATTTAGAGATGGAAGATTCTTCTGCTGATTACAAGCAAGAAGTAGCTGCATTTCTATCAAATAAAAAATCAAATTCCATTTTTACAATAAAAAATGTAAAAAACATAAACCATATGGACTTAGAAAAATTAATCGCAGAATTAAAGTCTGCTCTTCTTGAGAAGAAGTTCGGTGAAGAGGCTGTTGCTTCAATGACCAGCCAATTCGCAGAAGCTATCAAGCAAAAAGATGCAGAGTACCGCGACTCCATTGCTTCTGAGAAAGAAGCCAAAGAAAAAGCTGAGAAGCTTTACAATGAGACTGTCGCTTCAGTAGAATCAATGAAGACTGAACTTGCTAAAACTCAAGAAGAGCTTAACAAAATTAAAGAAGCCAAAGCTCAAGAAGAGGCCATCGCTCGCCTGAACGCTCGCGTTGGCGAACTTGATGCCGCCTATGATCTTTCTGATGAAGATCGTAAAGTTATCCTCTCAGAAGTTCAAGCTCTTGATGCCGCCGAAGAGTCATTTGCTTCATACAAAGAAAAATTTGCCACTGTTTGGAAACACAAGAATAAAGAGTTTATCAAGGCTCAGGCTGCTGAGATCGAAAAGAAAATCGCGGAGCAAGTTGAGGCTCGCCTCAAGGAAGTCAGCAAAGCTTCTACCACTGCAAATGCAGAGGTAAAAACAGAAGAGAAAAAAGCTGATGTTGCCGCTGCGCTCGAAAACGCAACAGCTACGAACAAAGCTCCCGATAGCAAAATCGCTGTCGAACAATCTTTCCGTGAGAAGTTTGCAAAAGCTTTCTCTCGCGAAAATATTAGCGTAAGCTATTCTAAATAATAAAAATTAACTGTAAACAACACTAAAGGAAAATAATATGGCACTTCGTCTATTACCATTTCGTCAATACGACGATCATGATGTAGTAAATATGTACGCTCTCGCTGACGCCTCCGTCAACGACAACGTAACAGGCGTTGGTAGCGGTGATGCTGGTGTTTTCGTTAAAGTTTCCGCTGGCAACTTTGACTTAGACCCCGTATCTTACGCTTCCGACTCTTATCTCGGCAAGACCGACTATCCATTCGTCGGTGCAAACTCATATCCCAAGGTAAATCTCAAAGTTGAGCCCGCCGCTTCAGGCGATCTCACCAACTGCCTTGGCCTCACCCTCCGTCAGACTGCAAAGTTCGACGAAAACGGTGAAAAGCTTCTTTATTATCGCCAGAAAGCTGAAGAGCTTATGTGCGTTCTGCCTGGTCAAGCTGTACCAGTCGCTACACGCGGCGTATTTACACTTGGACCAACAGCCATCGACGGTACTCTTACCGTTGGCAACGCATTCAAGCTTTCCGCTAATGCCGGTAAAGTAACAGGCTGCGCCCATGATGACGCTGGCAAGCTCGGTCTTGTACTCGGTACAGGCACCCGCTCACCACTCACCTCCACAGCAAACCTCAACGACCAGTTCTCCGGTGCATTCGCCGTAGTTGGTCTGCGCATGTAATAAGAAAGGAATTATCTTAAATGAAAATCACATTAAAGCGCACTCCAGAACAAATTGAGCTTATTAAAGCAATGGCTAGCCGCAATCGCACCGTTGCTTATGATGCTCAAGTCGCACTCGCTGAGTTTATCGGTCCCGTTCTCGCGGAAGTTGTCAATAATGCTCCTACACTGAGCAACCTGTTCTCAACTCTTCCCTTCAACGCTGACGACAATCCCAGCATCCCCCTCGATCTTTACTTCGACATTAATGACGAGGACTACATCACCGTATATTCACAGTCTGTAGCTGGTGGACTTCCCACAAATCAAGTCCTCCCCACAGTATCGGAGATGAAAGTCGCTACCTATACTCTGGATAGCGCCCTTTCCTTCGACCGTAAATATGCCGCCAAGCATCGTATGGACGTTGTCGCTAAGACATTCACCCGTATGGCTCAGGAAATCCTCCTCAAGCAGGAGCGCACTTCCGCCACTCTGGTAATGGCTGCTCTCGCCAACGCTAGCACAAATGGCAAAGCTCACGTTCAACGCTCAAATCAAGCTGGTCGTTTCCTGCTTGCTGACTTGAACGAGCTTCTGACACTCGCAAAGCGCATCAATACCTCTTGGGCTAAAGGCACACCCGCCACTGGCGGACGCACAGGTCTGACCGATCTTCTGGTTTCGCCAGAAATCGTTGAGCAGATCCGCGCTATGGCCTACAACCCAATTAACACTGTTGCTGGTATCACTGATACCACTGGCACAGAGGCTGGTTCAACAGTAGGTATTGCCGCTCCAGATGCAATGCGCATGGCCGTTTACGGCAGCGCTGGTATCCCCAGCTTCTATGGTGTTTCTATCCTTGAGTTCAATGAAATGGGCAAAGGCCAGAAATTTAACACCATCTTCGACACAGCTGCTGCCTCCACCAACTACACAACTGCTGGTGGTACAGGTTCAGCCGTATTCGATGGCGCTAACACCGAAATCCTCGTTGGTATCGACCGTTCACGCGAGTCTCTTCTCCGTGTTGTCGCTACCGATCCAGATTCAAACTCCGAGTTTACTCTGGTTGCCGATGACCAATACAGCATTCGTCAGAACAAGATTGGTTACTTCGGTTCGATGGAAGAGGGTCGTATCATCCTTGATACCCGCGCCCTCGTCGGAAAGATCGTCTAACACCAAACAACACAAAATTAACAAACCCGCCCAGAAATGGGCGGGTTTTTTATTCTTTCTCTTTTAGAAAAGTGTAAAGATTAAAGTAATATGTAGTATGGAGATATCTACTGGACAATCTACTGAACAAAACAGAAAAAGCTTAATTGACGAAATCAACTCTATTCAAGATAAAAATTCTCCTGAATATAGAAAAAAAATACGTCAATTAGAGAGTGCTCTCGGCATTGGAGAAATTAATATCTTTGGCACAGCTAATCGTAAAATTTTTGAAGAAAATTTAGATAACATGTCTAACGAAGAAATCAGAAGCTTGGCTATGAAATTAAAACTAGATCCATCTGGAGCCAGACCAGTTTTAAAGAAGCGTTTAATGCAGCAGTTTGACACTCAGAATGTTAGAAGCAGGACACATTTTAGCCCACAGCCTCAAGCAAAAGCTTTATTTTCAGAAGAGCAAAAAGAAAAATTAAATAAAATTTTAAATGGCTAATTTAGCGCAAATAGCTAGTGATATTTTTTATTACGAATTTGATGCTGACACTAATGAAACAAATATAAGCTCTATTTCTGGCTGGCTTAATGCCAACGTAGGAGAGCTAAACAATTTGATTTTTACTTCTTATAGCGGCACAGGAATAGACCTCGCTAGAGAAGAGCAAGATATCTTCAAGCATCTTTATTTGGCTAGCTATTACAAAAAGAAGTCTAGAAATGCAATTAAAACAATAGGATCTTCGTCTCCTACAAATAATGTTGTTTCTGTTTCTGACGAAGATTCTTCCGTTACTTTCGTAAATGGAAATGAAGTCAGCAAGCAGTTTCGAGCCTTATCAAAAGACCACCTTGAAGAGCTAAATAAGCTTGTTTACGCTTATAATTATTATCAAGCCGCTCCAATACAAACAATTGCAAAAAATATGGTTTACGAGGTTTTAACTCTAACAGGTACGGGAGTTTAATATCTTTTTATATTTTATATTAAAAGCGCATCATCATGGTGCGCTTTTTTTGTGTAAATTTAAGAGGAAAAAGGTGCCACTATGTCCGCTTCATCATATGATTTATGTATCCCAAGAAATACTGATTATGATATTACTATTCAGTTAAAAGCGGCTAATGGAAGCCCAATAAATCTTACGGATGCGTTTGTGTATTCGGAGATAAAACAAGAATATTATTTACCACTTATTGCAAATTTAAATGCTGCAATAATTGATGAAGCCAGCGGGATTGTAAAATTATCAATGACTGCGGAACAAACATCCGCTCTCCATCCTGGAACATTAAAATATGATGTTTTAGTGAGATACTCTAATAATATATTTCAAAAAGTTTTGCAGGGTAACGTGGAAGTAGAAACTAATATAACTTCACTAGGTGTATTATAATGTCCTGCGATATTATTCAAGTTACTGTTATTTCTGGAACTCAAGGACCAACATCAGTTGTTGATGTTGGGCTTGCTGATATTCACAATCAAATGCTTGGGTTGCAGGGAGGTGCTAGCGGAGAATATTATCATTTAACAAGTAATCAGTACGCTTCACTGTCTGGTAGTTTTAATTTAACTGGAACTTCTACTGATTCAAATTTATTAGAACTAGGAGTTAGCGATTCAAATTTGTTGTTGATTCCAAGTGGTTCGGTAATTTCTTTTGAAGGAGATATTGCCGCTTTTGATACAACAAATTTAAAAGCAGCATCTTGGCATTACAAATGTTTATTGGCAAATAAAACTGGCTTAGTGCAAAAAATAGGTTTTAGCCAAGTATATGGAATCGCTGATGATTCTTCGGGTTCTTGGGGCGTTTACATTAATCCAAACACTGGTGTAGGGTATTTTCAAATACAAGTAAAAGGAGAAAATTCAACAACAATTAAATGGAATGCTAGCGTTGAAGCTACTTCTGTTTCTTAATTTTTTTTAAAAAATGCCAATTTATTATATAGCAGCAGATGGTACGGGAGTTAGCGGTACAACCGGAACATATTTTACTATTGTTGATATAGACACTGGCGTTTTCGGCGCTTTGTATTTGGTTAAAACAGGAACAGCAGTTAATTCAGATAAATTAAACGGACAAAGTGGCAATTATTATTTAGATGCTTCCAATCTTACTGGAAATTTAGATTTGTCTTCCGCTTCTCTTTTAAGAGACGTTTCAGTAAAAAATGGAAATTATACAATTTCTTCTGGAGACGATATCGTTATAGTTGATTCAAATACTTACGCTACAATAACTTTACCCCTCGCTAGCGGATATTCTGGCAATCAATTTTTTGTTAAAAATAAAGGTACTGGAATCGTTAGTATTGCTGCTGATCATTTAGATTTAATTGACGGTGAACCTAATTACGAATTAAGTCAGTATGAAGTTGTTGAAATTGTTAGTGATGGGTCTGCTTGGTATTCTATTAGTTCAAATTCTCAAACTGCTGGAAGCAATGGACCAAATACAAGTGGAAGCTCTGGAGTAAGCGGAACTAATGGAACTAGTGGAAGCAGCGGAAGAACTGGGAGTAGCGGCTCAAGTGGCAGAACAGGAACTTCTGGCACAAGTGGACAAAGAGGAGCTTCCGGTAGTTCTGGAACAAGTGGTAGTAAAGGACAAGCGGGAAGCTCTGGAACAAGTGGCAGTCAAGGCCCATCAGGAAGTTCAGGAACAAGTGGTGGCCAAGGTCCATCAGGAAGCTCTGGAACAAGTGGAGCCAGAGGAACTAGTGGTAGTTCAGGAATCACTGGTTCGTCAGGAACTAGTGGAAGTGGAGCGCCTGGTACAAGTGGTTCTTCAGGTATAAGTTCAAATTACCAAACAACTTCAAATTCTACTCTTAATTTAAGCTCGATTAATCCCAATGACATTATAACTATAACATTAGTTGGTAATGTTAATTATACACCTGCTCAATATATTGTTGTTGCTTACGCAGATCATTCTTGGATGAGCGGGAGAGTTATATCTTATAATAGTTCGACCCAAGAATTACAATTTACTGTTATAGAATCTGAAGGAGGCGGAACGTATTCAAGTTGGAGTGTTAATTTGCAAGGTAGTTATGGGCAAGACGGTAGTTCTGGACAAAATGGAACAAATGGCTCTAGTGGCATAAACGGCACAAGCGGAAGCGCTGGCTCATCTGGTTTAAGTGGCACAAGCGGAACTGCTGGCTCTAGCGGAGAAAATGGCACAAGCGGAAGTGCTGGTTCATCTGGCGCAAACGGCACAAGTGGAACAGCAGGATCTAGCGGAGAAAACGGCACAAGCGGAAGCGCTGGTTCATCTGGCTTAAGTGGCACAAACGGAACTGCTGGTTCGTCTGGCGCAAACGGCACAAGTGGAACAGCAGGATCTAGCGGAGAAAATGGCACAAGCGGAAGTGCTGGTTCGTCTGGCGCGAATGGCACAAGTGGAACAGCAGGATCTAGCGGAGAAAATGGCACAAGCGGAAGCGCTGGCTCATCTGGTTTAAGTGGCACAAACGGAACTGCTGGCTCTAGCGGAGAAAATGGCACAAGCGGAAGCGCTGGTTCATCTGGCGCAAACGGCACAAGTGGAACAGCAGGATCTAGCGGAGAAAATGGCACAAGCGGAAGCGCTGGTTCATCTGGCTTAAGTGGAACAAACGGAACTGCTGGTTCATCTGGCACAAACGGTACAAGTGGAACAGCAGGATCTAGCGGAGAAAATGGCACAAGCGGAAGTGCTGGTTCGTCTGGCGCGAATGGCACAAGTGGAACAGCAGGATCTAGCGGAGAAAATGGCACAAGCGGAAGCGCTGGCT